CTACCGCCGCGCCTGCTCTCGCATCACCACGTAGTCCGCCAGCATCACTGCAATTGCCGACCCTTCCGGCAGCAGGGTCAGTTCCTCGGCCGCCTGCGCCTGGAACTCCCGGCTGTATTCGACGACCGGCGGGCACACCCCGAGGCCAGTGAGGTCAGAAGCGCCCGTCGCGCAGCCGCTCAGCCAGATCGTCGCGAGAGCGAGGGCGACGCGCCGCCGCCTCGAGCATCCGTCGTTGTGCGTCATGGGTTTTCTCCATGGTTTCGAGCTGCTCTGCCAGTCGGCCGGCGCGCTCGCCGGAGCGGCGCAGGGACAGCAGGAACAGAAGGATCGCAAGGGCGGTGACGCTGTAGCGGAGCGCCTTGCGCGCCCATGCCGATCCGGCGATCGTGGCGAGGAGACCGCCAATCACCGCCGCCCCCGGCGCCAGTCATCGAGGCGCGCGTAGATCGTGACGGCGATGCCGCTGAGCGCGACCGCGATGAACACCCACCGCAGGGTATCGAGGTATGGGACCAGCGGCAGCATCGCGGTCTGGGTCTCGGTGAGCACCTGCTGCGCCACCTCGACACCGGCCGCTCCGAGCGTCGCGACGCCCGCCGCGCCACCGCCCTTCATGGTCCGACTCCGCGCCAAGACCTCGCGCGCCGGCGGGGCCTCGGCCGCGAAGGGAACAGCACGTGCCGGGAACCGCTCGCCCCACTGGCGTGCGGGGCCGAGGTCGACATGGATAAACCCCGAGCGCGGATAGAAGCCGAAGCCGAGGAACCCGACCTCCCGCGCCGCGGCCTCGAAGGCCACCGGGTCATGGTTCGCCATGGCGATGTCGAAGGCGGCGCCGTCGAGGTGTTTCGACCGGGTCGCGCCGCCGACAGCACGGTTGTGCTCGGGGCTGCGATAGGCGGAACGGACGATCAGCGGCTTGCCCAGCCGGTCGCGGAGCGCCTGCAGCTTGTCGAGCGCGGGCTCGTTGATGAGCAGCTTACCGGTGCCTCGGCAGGCGATCTCAGCAGGGCTGAAATTCGGCCAGCGCCAGGTGTTCTCTAGCACGTCGCGCCAGTTGCGGTGGAAGGTCGTCGTCATGGGGTCCTCCGAAACGAAAAGCCCGTCTCGTGGGCGGGTGCTGGTGGGCTGATGGATGGGATGGTGACGTGCTACGGACTACCGCCGAAGATCTTGAGCTTGATGGCGATGCCGGCGAGCAACGCCAGCATGACGCCGGTGGTGATCACACGAACGGCGGTTTGTATCGCCGTGCGGCGCACGATCCGGATGCAGTCCACCAGGGAGCGCAGGTCGCGGATGTCGAGCGCGGCCTCGTCGCCTTCCAGCCCGACATCGGCCAGCGCACGCTTCGCACCTACTTCCGCGGCGCGCGCCAAGATCGCCTCGAACTCGTGCTCCGGCATGCGGACGAAACCGTCCTCGGGTCTTTGGGGTGCCATGGCGCGCCTCCCTCAGCCGATCTTGCAGCCCCAGAAGGACGTGTGGTCGGCGGCGAAATAGCCGTCCGCGACCCGGAAATACCCCTGCAACTCGACGGTATCGCCGGCAGTCAGCAGGACCATCGTCTGCAGCCAGATGGCGGTGGCGAGCGAGACATGGGTGGCGGAGATCTCCCCGAGGGAGCCTCGGATTTCCGTGGTTCCGTTCAGCACCAGCCGCCCGCGCATGCGCGCCGTGGCGCTTGCGTTGATCTTGTAGAGCAGCGTCGCGCCGAAGAGATAGGTGCCGTCGACCGGGGCCACGAAGTGGTTGTTCGCGGTGTCGAACGCCCCCTGGTCGTTGTAGTCGGTGTTGTTGAGGCCGATCTTCGTCCAGGTCCCGACGCCAACGTAGTTGTCGTAGTTGGTGTACGCCTTGAACCGCGGCAGCCGGGGCTGATCGACGATGCCGGTCGCGTTGTCGACACTCAGCCCGTCGAAGAAGGTGCTGCCGTCGGCCGAGACCGCGAGCCGGAAGCGGTCCGAGCCGAAGAGGCCGACCAGCGCCTTGGTCACGAATCCGGTCTGGAGCGTCAGCCCGAGATCGTCGCCGGCCGCCTCCTTGTTCATGGTGTAGAACAGATCGCCCGTGCCGCCCTCGGCCACGGTTTTCGCCGTCCAGAGCGCGGCGTTCAGCTTGGCCGAGAACGGGTTCGAGGCGTCCGCCGTCGTGCCCAGCCCCATTAGCGCCAAGTTCTGCAGCGACGCGGGCGTCGTGCCGATCCAGGTCGCGCCGTCATAGACCAGCAGCAGGCCCTCGTCCTCGACCCACGCGCGCCAGCCAGTCCGTGGCGGCAGGCGCAGCCAGGCTCCGTCGGTCCAGAGCGCGACGTTCAGGTCCCACCCCGCCCAGTCGCCTGTCGCGCCCGAGCCGACAATGTAGCGATCGCCATCGGCGGGGCTACCGGGCGGCGCTGTCAGATCGCGGTCGAGCACGGAGAGCTGGACAAGCCCGTCGAGGATCCGCAGCGCCTCGTTGTGGGTGACGTGCTTCTGGGCCTGCGCCGCCAGGATGTAAGGCAGCAGGAGATGGGTCGTGGCGTCGGACATGGCGGTCTCCAGAACGAAGAACGCCGCCTGCATGGCAGGCGGCGGATGAAGGCGCGGCGGTGGTGCTGACGAGCTACCCGCGCTCGGGCGTCTCCGCCGGAATGGCCGACAGAACCGGGTCGGGCTTCGGCGCGTCCCACTGCGCGGTCATCGCGGCCCAGCGATCGATCTCGGCCCGGAAAGCCGGATCGTCGATCCGCAAATGAAAGGTGTAGAGGCGATCCACGATCTCGCGCATCAACGCGCGCATCTCATCGTCATTGATCCGCGAGACCTCGGACCAGGGTATGCGTCGGCCCGCGGCGTCCTCCACGATGACGTCGCTGCCATCACCCGTGTGCGACACGGGCGTGAGGCCGGCATGCAGGGTCTCGAGCTGCGTGTTTCGCACGCAGGCCACGGCCATCACTCTGGCAAGCTTGGCGGCAATCCGGTCTTCGTCCTCGGGGCGCATGTCCCGAGCTTACGCCGTAGGATGCTTGCCCTTCCAGAACTCATTGCGCCGCCTCAGAAGCTCAGCGTGACGGTCTTGGGCGCGCCCCGCCCCACGAGGGCGGACAGCTGGAAGATGCGGATGTCGAGCGTGTCGCCGGGGCCGAGCAGCGCGCCCCAGTCGGCGGTCTGCTGGGCGGCCGTGTAGAGCGCGCTGGTGTTGGTCACGCTCAGCGCCCGCTTCACGGTGGCGCCGTCGAGGATCTCGACCTCGTAGGCCTCCAGCTCCTCGCCGAGCGGCACCTCGAGCCCGCCCCAGCTGTCCGCCGCGAGCGCGCGCGACCGGCGCGTCCAGCGGATCGTCAGATCGCCGGGACTGCGCGGCTTGCGCCACGGCTGCTGGACATGGGCGACGGACAACGGCCTGAGCCCGACGCCCGCGGGTGTGAAGGCCTGCGCGACATAGGTCTCGTCGCTGACCGGGCGGCTGGCCGGGCCGATGCGCCAGTTCCACGGGATGCCGAGATCGGCCTCGGCGATCGGCAGCGATGCGAGGCTGTCGTCGAGCACCACCACCCGCGCGCCAGCGGGCGCCGGGTTACCCATGGCGCCCTCGGTGCCGCGCTGGCCGCGGAGAAGCCGGGTGAGCCGATACCGGCCCGGCGCGGTCAGCTCGGCCGCGCCCGCCTGCACGATCTCCCAGACACCGGGCGCGCTCTCGATGGCGATGGCATTGGCCCCACCGAAGAGGGTCAGGTCGGTTACGCTTTCCAGCGTGCCGGTCAGCAGATCTACGACCAGCACGTTGCCGAGGTCGAAGCGCGAGGTCGGGCCCGCGAAGAGGTCCGAGACCAGCGCCCCGATCCGGGCGCGGCTGCCAAACGTGGTCAGCAGATCGAAGCCATCGGTCGAGGGGCTGCGGAACACCGCCATCTCGCCGGGCCACGGTACTGCATGCGCCGCGACCATCGGCCGGTGCGCGGGCTGATCCTCGGTCAGCTGCGGCAGGTCCAGCAGCACCGCGTCCGGCGCGCCGAACACCACGGCGCGCGTCAGCGACGCTGCGCGGGGATCGCCGGACGGCAGGTCGTAGGTCGCGCGGTCCTGGCGGACCGCCTCGATGCCGCGCGCTTCGGCGTCGGCGATGGAGACGAGCCGCAGATCGACCAGCCGACCGTCATGCTCCAGTCGGATCGCGTCGGCCGGATCGAGCGCGAGCCGCGAGGGCGGCAGGCGGAACGCCGTCGTCTCCCGGCCCACCCACGCCTCCATCAAGGCACGGCGGCAGCGGCGCTCGGCCTCCTCGGGCGGCACGGCCATCGGGAAGGACTCGGACGCGATCCGGGTTGTGTCCACCGTGATCCGCCGCGCCTCGACGAGGGCCGCGTCGTAATCCTCGTCGGCACGCGCGACCTGCCATTTCAGCGCTTGAGGCAGTTCGGTCTCCTGGCCGCGCGTCAGTTCCAGCACGTCGCCCTCGCGGGCGGCCACCAGATCGTCGGGTGCGAGGGTGGCGACCGACGCTCGGCCGCGCATGACAAAGCGGATCACCCCCTCGGTCTCGACGGCGTCGAAGCCGAAATGCCGCGACAGCGTGGTGATCGTGGCGCGCGGGCTTTCCAGCGCGGTGATGGCGTAGCCCTCCACTGCGCCCCAAAGCCCGGTTACGTCGATCCGGGACTCGACCAGCCCGGCCCGCAGGCAGAGGTGCCGGACCAGCGCCGCCAGCGACACCGCGCCGAGCCGCCCCGTCAGCCAGTGGCCGAGCCGCCAGTTCGCCCCGTCCGTCCAGACGTCGGTCAGCGCCGGGAAGAAGGGATAGGGCCGCGCGTCCCAGGTCCAGGCAGCGCATTCGGGGACATGCACCATGCGGCCGCCGTAGACTGAGGACACCGGGTTGTTCGTGGCCTCGCCCCACCAGAGATAGGTCGCCTCGAGATAGGCGCGTTGGATGGCGTCATCGCGCCAGCCCCGCGAGAAATGCGGCGTGAAGCTCTCGGACGACTTCGGGTCGAAGAAGACGTTGGGCTGGTTGGTGCCCCGGTCGATGGCCGGACAGCCCAACTCGGTGAACCAGATCGGCTTCGACTGCGGCACCCAGGCAGTCGGCGTCCCGCTCTCCACCCCACCGGGGCGGTCGTAGTGCGCGTTCGACCACCAGGCGCGCAGATCCTTGTAGCGGAACACCCACGGCTTGCTGGCGGCGCCGTCGGTGATCGGCGTGCGGACCTGCGCGGAGCGGTCGGCGGCGCTGGCATAGAACCAGTCGAAGCCTTCGCCGCCCGCGATGTTCTCCTGCAGGTAGACCCGGTCGTAGATCGCGGGCCAGCCCTCGGCCGCGTCGAGATGCTCGAACCCGTCGCGCCAGTCGGAGAGCGGCATGTAGTTGTCGATCCCGACGAAATCGGTCTCCGGGTCCGCCCAGAGCGGATCGAGATGGAAGAACACGTCGCCGCTGCTGTTGCCCGGCTGGTGGCCGAAATACTCGCTCCAGTCGGCGGCGTAGCCGATCTTCGTGCCGGACCCGAGGATCGAGCGCACATCCGCGAGCAGATCCCGATAGGCCTGCACCGCCGGATAGGTGCTGGCGCCCGAGCGGATCGTCGTCAGCCCCGGCATCTCGGTGCCGATCAGGAAGGCATCGACCCCGCCCGCCGCCGCGCAGAGATGGGCGTAGTGCAGCACCATGCGGCGCAGGCCCCAGTCGCCGGGCGTGCCTGCCCACGAGACAGACTGCCCCGAGACGCTGAAGCTGGCGGGCGTGGCCGCGCCGAACAGCGCCGCGACCTGGCTTGCGGCCGTGGCGGTCTTGTCCACCGATCCCGCGTAGCCTGCGGCGGGAGAACAGGTGATCCGCCCCCGCCACGGGAACGCGGGCTGCCCCGTCTCGGCGGCATTGTCGGAATACGGGTTCGGCAGCGTGTTGCCGGGCGGCACGTCCATCAGGATGAACGGATAGAAGGTGACGCGCAGCCCGCGCGCCTTCATCTCGTGGATCGCCTGCACGACGGCGAAGTCGGACGGCGTGCCGCCATAAACCGGGCGGTCCTGATCGTCGCGGCTGACGAGGAAGGCGCTGGCGCGGCTGACGCCATTCACCGCCCAACCGGCGGGCGTGGTCGACTTGGCCGACACCTCGACGCCCGGCCGCACCTTGCAGGAGCCCGCGCGCAGATCGTTGCCGAACCAGGCGACGACGAGGCTGACGCTCTCGACCGCAGGGGCCATCGCCTGCAGTCGGTCAAGCGCCTCGACCATGTCGGTGGAGTCGGCCAGCGCGTTCAGGTTCTCGGGCACCGTCGCGCCGCCATCGGTCTTGCGGATGGCCTGCGTGGCATAGGTGAACTCGCCCGAGGCCGGGATCATGGTGACGGCGCGGGTCAGCCCTTCGGCGGTGTCGGGATCGGCGAGCGGCCGGAACACCTCGAAGGACAGCTGCGGCAGGCGGTTGCCGTAGGTCGAAAGTGCCAGCTCCTCGAAGACCACATAGGCCGTGCCGCGATAGGCCGGGGTATTCGCCGCACCCATCTTCGCCGCGATCAACGGATCGGCCGCCTGCGCCTCGTCGCCCGGATACCAGCGCCAGGTGACGCCGGAGAGGTCCATCGGCTTGCCGTCGGCCCAGATGCGCCCGATCCCGGTGATCGGTCCCTCGCAAAGCGCGACGGCGAAAGAGGCGTAGTAGAGATACTCGGTGGTCTTGACCTTGCCGCCCCCGCCGCCCTTGCCGCCGCCTTGGGTGGTGGTCTTCGTCTCCTCGCGAAAATCCGTGGCCCAGATGATGTTGCCGCCCATGCGCATCCGGCCGTAGAGCCGCGGGATCACCGCGCCCTCGGTGGCCGAGGTGATGCGTAGCGTGTCGAGCCGCGCACCCTCGATGCGCTGCGTCGGCGCCAGCGACGAGATTATCCAGCTGTCGACGACCGAGCCGATGCTGGAGCCGATGAACCCGCCGATGGTCGCGGCGCTGACGCCGAGGATCGCGCCGCCGATGCTGCCGCCAATGGCGGCGCCGGCCGCGCCGAGAACGAGGGTGGCCATGTCGGAGTCTCAGCGTTTCGGGAACAGGAAGGCGAAGGCGATGCGCCGCCGCCAGGATGGGGTGAGCGGTTCCTCGATCACGCCGAGCCGCTCATAGGCGTGGAGGAAGCTGTCGGGGCCGGTCAGGACCCCGACATGCTTGGCGATGGCGCGCGGCTTCATGCGGAAGAGAACCAGCGCGCCGGGACCCGCCTCGGAGGGCGACACCTCGATCATCATGCGCCGCGCGCCGTCGGCCAGAACCTCGCATGGGCCGGTCTCGCCCCAGTCCCGGCTGTATGGCGGGATCGGGAACGGCTCTGGACCCACGACCTCGCGCCAGACGCCCCGGGCGAGCCCGAGGCAATCGCAGCCGACGCCGCGCAGGCTCGCCTGGTCGTGGTAGGGCGTGCCGAGCCAGGAGCGCGCGATGGCGATGACGCGGTTGGGATCGGCGGAGGTCACAGCACGCCTCCCTCGTGCCCACCGTCCTTGGTGGCGTAGCGGAGAACGGCGTCCTGGCCGGGGATGTGCGGGAAACCCCGGAAGTGGGCGGTGTTGGCGAACTTCGCCCCGCAGGTCTCGATGCGCTTGTCGCAGCCCGCGCGGATGGTGAAGCCGTCGCCCTCAGCGATCGCTCGCACCGGCGCTTCGAGCAGCGTCAGCACCGCGATGCCGTCCGTCACGTCATGGCCCAAAACCTCGGTGCGTCGTCCGGCGTTCGATCCGCTGGTCCATTCCAGCGTGCCGAAGGTGAACCAGCCGGAGGCGAAGCCGCCGATGCCCGAGGCGGTGAAGGCCCGGTCCCGCAGGAGATCGATCACGGTACCGGTGCCCTTGAAGGCGGGAGCCTCCAGATCAACGCCGCAGCGCGCATCGCCGAGTGCGGCATCGCAGGTCGCCTGGAAGGTCCGCCCGACCGTCTGACCGAGCACATGCGCGAGCGACCGCACCTCGGCCACGAAGGCGAGCCGCCCGCGCCGGATCTGACCGATGGCGCCGCGCCGCATCAGCACGCGCTGGCTCGTGTCGGCCCAGTTCACCCGCCAGACTTGGACTTCGGCATTGTCCCAGCGCCCATCGAGGATGTCGGTCTCGGTGATCCGGTCCGAGGTCAGCACGCCCTCGGCATCCTGCGCATCGACGGACAGGTCCGAGCCCGAGCGGACCTCAGACGCCGTGAGCCCGCTCTCGGGCTCGAAGTCCGTGCCGTCGAAGCTGAGCGTCCGGTCGTGATCGGTGAAGCCGAAGGTCACGCCGTCGGCGCGGGTGATGCGCCAGCACCAGGCGAGCGTCGTCGTGCCCTCGTCGAGATGGGTCTGCAGGGCGGGCGAGAGGGATTTCATCGGCAGGTTCCCGTCATCCGGTCATCGAGATCGGCAATCCAGTGTGCCCATGGAGGTGGCACCTCCGCGAGGGTCTCGGCAGCTGGCCGGGCGAGCCGCGCCTCGGCATAGGAGGCGCAGCCTGCATCACCACCGCCCATCGTTGCGGCGCAGCCGGTCAGCGGGATCGCCAGCGCCGCGGCCATCGCGAACCGCATCCCGCCCGCGCTCGACGCGCTTGTTCTTGTCTTCCGTCGCATCGTGTTCGGCCTCCCGTTTGCCCGTGCGCTCCCCTTCCAAGCGCCCCCAGACCCGACCGAGGACGACACCTCCGACCGCGCCCAGAGCCGCGACCAGCCAGATCAGGAGATCAGCCATCGTCCCGCTCCCCGCGCGCGCCGGCGACACAGAGGGCGACGACGAAGACGCCGAGGAAGCCGCCCACGACCAGACCTGCGAGGAACTCAAGCATCGCCGCGGAACCCGCGCTCGATCCGGTCGCGCAGGCCGATCAGGCCGAGCCCGAGGAACATGAGGCCAGCGGGAGAGGCGTCGTCGCTGCCGGCAAGAAGCGCGACGAGGCGTGACAGTTCGGCGAACGGGCCGGTGGCGGGCAGCGCGAGGGAGGCGATGCCGGTGAGCATGGCGAGAAGTCCCGCCCACCACGTGAGCGAGTTGAGGCGAACGTAACGCATGGCGATCAGGCCCTCCGGATAAGGGTGGAGAAGAAGGCGGCCAGCCGAACGAGCCAGCCGGTCGGCGCGTCGGGCGCAGGATCGAGGACCGGCGGCGTCGGCGTCGGCCCGCGAGCCAAGGCCAGCGCCTCATCCTCGGTCAGTCGGCGGATCGGCCGCCAGAAGTCCACGCGGCCATTGCTGTCCACGGACCAGACCGGGATGGTTCCGCCGGGATAGCGGCCATGCCGGAACAGGTCGCGCTCGGCCTCCCGGCGCGGAATGATCGAGGCCGGTCGCCGCCAGTTCAGAAACGCGTTGGCGGCTGCAACGCGATTGCCGGCATTGAGGTGGCGGGTCAGCGCGGCCTTCGCGATGCCCCCGGTGTTGTAGTGAAAGCTGATCAGGGCATCGAACTCGTGCGGCTCCAGCGGCACCTTCACGGCGCGCAGGACGTCGGCCTCGTAGCGCGCAAGATCGGCGCGGAAGACCCGGAACGCATCTCGGATTCCGGCGTCCAGATCGGCGGGCATGCCGCGGGCCATGGTGGCCGGATCGGGAGGACCGGCCGCGGCCGTGTGGCCGATGCCGAAGGTCCAGACCTGTTTCACATCGAGATAGGGTCCGGGCACGATGCCTTCGTGCCGGACGAGGGCCAGCAGGCCCCGGTCAGTCATGTGCATGGGATTACCGGAGAAGCGAGAGAACCAGGATCAGCGCCGCGACTGCGAGACCGATGCGCAGGCGATGGGCGAAGGCCTGCCGAGGGTCGGCAGGGTCGCAGCGCAGGGAGCGCGCGAGGCGGAGAAGCTCATTCATCGCCGTCGCCCTGCTTGGCGCGGCGGAGGCGGGCCAGCAGCATTTCAATGAAGGCCGGACCGAAGACGCCGACGAGATAGGCGGCCGAGCCTGCCGCCCCGCCCGCAGGGATCGCTTCTGGCGGCAGACCCATCCAGCTCGTGATCACGGCCATGGAGAGGCTGCCCATCCCGGCCGCGATCAGTCCGCCGAGCAGGATGTGCCGCAGCGCATCGCGCAGCCGCATCTTCGTGGTCAGTGCGTTCGTGGCGCCGCCGAGTGCGCCCCAGGCGGCGAGGATCACGGCGGTCGAGGCCGCAAGTTCGCGCAGCACGGCCGAAACGAAGCTGCCGGTGTCGTTCATCGCCGGATCTCCAGAAGCGGGATGGAGGTGATCGAGCCGAGCCGCTCGAGGTCGAGCGTCACGTCGAGCGCATCGGTGTCGAAGCGGACCGGCACGTCGAACTCGAAGCCCGCAGTGATGGCGACGCCAGCGCCCGGCGCGGTGCCGAAGGTCACAACGCCGGTGGCGGTATCGACCGACCAGCCGGAGGGCTGCTCGACCCCGCCGAGCGCGACGCGCACGCTGCCTGCAACGGGCTTGGCGATGGCGCGGGTCCAGCTCTGCGCGCCCGAGGCATAGCGCTTCACCAGCTGGAAGGCGGTCTTCGTGCCGTCGCCGGTGCCGATCGCCTGGTCGGTCGGCGCTGGCGTCTGGGACGGCAGGCAGGACTTGTGATCGCCCCAGTCCTTGAACCGGAACCCGTGGAGCCGCCCGTTGCGCGCCTCGAAGAAGGCCACGACCGCCGCCAGATCGTCAGCGCGGCGGATGCCATAGGCGACGTCGTAGCGGCGGCGCGAATTGGCCCAGCTGGCGTTCCTCTCCTCGTCGCCGGAGGCGAGCTCGACGATCTGGGTGCGCCGTTCCGGCCCGCCGCGCGCGCCGCGGCTGATGTTGTCAGGAAACCGGACCTCGTGGAACGCCATCAAGTCTCTCCATGGTTCGTGCTCTGGCCCCCGCAACCGGTTCCCACTTGCGGGGTCGCACTCACATGCCCCTCCGCCCGAGCGACACGGCGCGGGCGATGTCGGCGGCCACCTGCGTGCGGGACTGCCGGAAGCTCTCGGCGTCGCGGGCCATGATGGTGACGTTGACCCCGCCGCCTCCGCCGTAGGTCTGCGCCTCCCGCCGCGACAGCACCCGTTCGCCGCGCTGCAGGATCGCGGGCACTTCGTCGTGGCGTAGCCCCGCCATGCCGCCTGAATGCATTCGCGGGGCGGCGGCGAAGGCAATGGCCGGGACCATGCGTGAGGGCCCCGCGGACCCCACCATCCCGCCCGCATGCAGGACGTTGGCGAAAATCCCGCCCGCCCCGGAGAACACGCCGGAGAGCGCATTGGCGATCGGCCCGAGGATGAAGCGCCGCGCCGCGAGCTGGGCGAGATCGGCGAGCAGCGAGGTGACCAGGTCGCGGAAGTTCAGCTTGCCGGTCTTCACGAACTCGCCGACGGCATTTTCGGCCGACTGGAAGGCGCCGACCAGGCTCTGGCCTATGTCGCCGCCAATCTCGCGGGCCTTGCTGGCGTAGTCCGACAGCGCTGCCGTGACGGCCTGCCAGCCGGTGACGGCAGCCTCGGTGTCGGGCTCCGCTGCCGCAGCAGCAGCCCCGGCCGCCGCACCAGCCCCCGTCGCAGCGCGTCCGGCATCGCCGAGCGCCGTCTCCAACCGCTCGGCCGCGCCGGTGGCCTCGGTCAGCGCATCGGCACTGGCCTCGTCGGTGCCGCGCACCGCATCCCGCAGCGCCTGCCAGCTTTCCAGCGGCGCGCGGGCCCCTTCGGCGAGGTCGCGCGCCGCGCCGCGATAGAGGTTCGCGGACTCGAGCGCCCTGTTCGCCGCCTCGGTCAGACCGAGGTCGGGCGCGGACAAAGGGTTGTCCTCGAAGGCCCGGTCGAACGCCGCCTGCGCGGCCGTCGTCGCGGCGGTCGCCGCCCCTTCGAAGCGGTTCTCGATCTCGCCGAGGTCGAGGTCGGGCACCAGCGAGATGCGCCGCTCGGAGCCGAGCGCTTCCAGCCCCTGGTTGATGCCGCCGATGAAGCCGTTGATGCGCGAGACCACGCCGTTCAGCATCGCCTCGACGCCATCGACCAGGCTGTTAGCCGCCTGGAACGCCAGATCGCCGATGGCGGCCGGCAGCAGGCCCCAGATCGCCTTGATCGCCTCGTAGGCCCCCTCGAAGGTGTTCGCGGCGGTGTTGCCGAATGCCACGACGCTCTCGATGGCGCTCTGCATGGCCGACGCGGCATCCGCCTTCAAGTCGAAGAACATCGCCGTGGCGGCCGCACCCGCGGCAGCGGCGCCCATGCGGAGCCGCTCCCCGACCTCGACGGCGACATCCTTCAGGAGCGACATGGCCTCGCCGAACCCTCCCGCACCCGAGACGAGACGCGTGAACTGGTAGACGAGCTCGCCCGCGCCGACGATCAGCGCCCCGATGCCGGTACGGATCAGCGCGCCGCGCAGGACGACCAGCGCCGTGGCGAGGCCACGGACCGAGAGCGCGGCAGCGGCCATCCCCGCCACCCAGCGGCCCGCGAGGAAGGCCGCGAAGGTCGCGGCGTAGGTGGTGAGGCGGCCGATGTTGTCGAAGAGGCCGCGGATCGCGATGCCCAGCGGGCCGGTGCGGCTGGCGACCGCCGCCATGGCGTCGGCGACGGCTTCCAGCGCGGGGGCTGCAGCGACCGCCAGTTGGTTCGACAGCCCGCGCCAGATCAGACCGAGCCGGGAGATCGCATCGTTCGTCCGCTCGATCTGGTCCGCATCCTGTTCGGAGACCACGACCCCGAAGGCACGCACATCCTCGGTCGCCTGGCGCAGCGTGGCGGTTTCGATCCGCGACATGGCGATGGAGCCTTCCTCGCCGAAGAGCTGCCCCGCCACGGCGGCGCGTTCTGCGGCGGGCACGAAGCTCTCGATGGCCGCGTTGATGGCCCCCACGCGCTGGTCCAGCGGCAATGCGATCAGCTCGTTGGCCGAAAGCCCCAGCCGGTCGAGTGCGTCGGCGGCGGGTCCGGTTCCGGCGGCCGCCTGGCTGAGCCGACGCGTCAGATCCTTGGTCGCCTGTTCAATGCCGGACATCGACACGCCCGCCAGCTCGCCCGCTCGCTCCAGCGTCTGGATCGAGGCGACGGTGGTGCCGAGCGACTGCGCGAGCTTGGCCTGCGCATCCACCGTCTGCAGCCCGGAGCGGATCATCGCCACGCCAGCGGCGGCAGCGGCGGCCACGGCAGCGGCGGCCGCCACCCGCACCCGCCGCGAGAAGGCGGCGAGCCGGGCGTTGGCGGCTTCCATCTCCCGGCTGAGACGGCCGAAGCCGCGCGACCCGGCTTCGCCGACGCCTTCCAGCTCGGCACGCACCTGCCGTCCGCCCACGGCCGCGAGGCGGACGGACACTCGCTTTTCAGCCATCGGTCAGAGTCCTTGCTTTCGCCGCATGGGCGTCTTACGTTCATGCCATCGATCAAGTGAAGGTATGACCATGGCCGAGACCGCGACCCTGTCCTCGAAGTTCCAGATCTCGATTCCCAAGGCGATCCGGGCCGCCCAGCACTGGGAGGCCGGGCTGACCTTTGCCTTCATCCCGAAAGGCACGGGCGTCCTGCTTGTGCCGGTGCCCAAGCGCGAGGCGCTGAAGGGGCTCGCGCGCGGCGCGTCCGCCACCGATTATCGCGACCGGACGGATCGGTTCTGATGATCCTCGTCGACACGTCGGCGTGGATTGAGTGGCTCATCGGCTCGCCGACCGGCGAAAAACTGTCCGGGCAGCTGCCCGAACAGACCGAGTGGCTTGTCCCGACCATGGTCCAGCTCGAGCTGGCGAAATGGCTGACCCGCGAGGTCGGCGAGGACAAGGCCGATCAGGTCATCGCCTTCACGCAGGTCTGCCATGTCGTTCCGCTCGATACCGAGATCGCGCTGGCGGCCGCGGAAGCCTGCCGCGATCACAAGCTCGCCAACGCCGACGCGATCATCTTCGCAACTGCACAGGCCCAAGGCGCGACGCTTCTGAGCTGCGACGCGCATTTCGAGGGGCTGCCCGGCGTCTCGCTGATCGAGAAGATCAACGGCTGACACCCGGGCTGCCATTCGCACTCAGCTCCTCGTTCAGCTTCCGCACCATCACCGCTTCGATGACGGGCAGCAGTTCGCCCATGGCGAGCGGCGGCACGCCGAGCGCGTCACCGAGCGCTAGTGCCGCCGACATGTCCCAGCCGATCACCGCGCCGGGCAGGACGCGCAGCTGTCCGCCGAGGCGGCCGACGAGGTTCCAGACCTGCCAACCCTCTGGGGTTTCCGGACGGTTCAGCCGCGCCGGGCAGTCCGGGCAGGCTTGCGCGCAGGCTTCGCAGTAGCGGTCGCCCCCGCCGAAGGACCACTCGGCGAGAGCGCGGAGGCGTTTTTTTCCTGTTCCAGCAGTAGACCCTTCGAGACATAGGTCAGCTGGAAGGCCTCGAAGATCGGCCAGACGTCGAGCAGCGCGTCGATGGCCGCCGGGCTCGGGTCGATGGGGTTGCCGTCCGCGTCGCCGATGCCATCCCAGGCGAGCACCGCCCGCCGCGCCAGCGCCTTGGCGAAGGCGACAGCGCGTTCCTCGTCCGAGGCCTCCTCGGGCACTGCCTCGACGGCCGGATCGCTGCGGGTCGCCGCCATCAGCGCGGTGATCAGCGGTCGCAGCTGCACCCGGACGCCGGGGGCAAGCTCATGCCAGCGCGGCGCGTTGGTGAGGTCGAGCGTCAGCATCAATACGTCTCCACATCGTTCACGAGGGTGGCGGTGCACATCCGGCCAACCACGCTGTCGCGCGCCGCCTGCCAGTCGAAGGTCGCCTGCACGCCCTGCGGTCCCGAAATCTCGATCCGGGGGCGCGGCAGGTAGACGGCGTGCACGGTGAAGGTGAAGCTCTCGCCGGACGGCAGGACGTAGGCGAATTCCATCTCGCAGGCCTCGCCGTTGATGGCCTGCGTCACCAGCGTCTGGTCGGCGCACCGCACCTCGATCCGACCGGTCAACGCCGCGATGGACGGGTCCGCCCCGTCGATGCGGCCGTCCGAGCGGATTGTCTCGATCCGGTCGAGATTGTTGGCATAGGTGATCTCGGCCGAGACCACGTTGCCAAGCGCAGTGCCGTTGCGCGTGATCTCCCCGTTGAAATGGCCGAAGCGCTTCAGCTCCAGCGCCGCCGGTGTTCCGGCGCTGGTGGTTGTGCCGACCGTCTCGCCCTGCGCCACCAGCCGCGCCGTGGCGGTGAGCAGGCCAGATCTCTGCATCTGCCAGGTGACCTGGTCGAGCACGCAGCCGGAATACATCGCATAGCGCGGCACCTCGGGCATGCCGGTCTCGATCGACATGCTGGGCAGCGTCCAGGAGCCCGACTGGAACTCGTGGCTGTACGGGGCCTCCACACCGGTGGTCGTCGGTGTTCCGAAGGCCGCCTTCAGCCAGAAGCCGAAGGCCTCGGCGTCGAGCGGCACCACGACATCGCCATCGGCCGTCACCGCGTCCTTGATCGGCGCCAGTGGATCGCGGCCGTAGCCGAGAAGCTCCGAGTTCAGCAGCGGCTGCTCCGCGCCGAGCGAGGTGCTGGCGAAGGGCATGCGGGTGAAGCCGCTCGCGGGCGGCGTTCCATAGGTCGTCTCGAACGCAAGCGCCATCAGCGCCCGCGCCCCCTGGGCTCGTGCCATGGTGTTCTCCTCGGTTGTCGGGATCAGCCGAGCGGATCGGCCGTGGAATAGTGCAGCACCACCGGGATCACGGCGGCCTTCAGGCTGGCCGCGCCCTCGACTGGCAGATCGACTGGGCGCGGGGCTTCGGCCTCGACCCAGTCGCAGAGCCCGCCCAGCGTGCGGTCGGCGGCGAGCGCCGTGCCGATGCTTGCGGTCAGCGCGTCGAAGGCGGCGTCACGGTGGGCGCCTTGCACGACCGCCTCGATCTCGGCGCGGTGCTGGTAGTGGTAGGCGAGCGGCGACAGCGTGACCTCGGGCTCGCCGGGTTCACCGTCACGCAGGATCAGCAGGCCCTTGGCCGGCACGCGCTCGGGCAGCACCTCGCCGCGCAGTGCGGTGGCGGGCAGCGCCAAGAGCCGCGCGTGCAGCGCGGCGAGAACGGTTTCGCGAAGGGTGGGCATAGGTTCTCACGCTGGAAGGGTTGAGATCTTGACGACGTCAACGCAAGGTGTTGTTGATCATCAGACACTAAACGCACCGAGGGTCGAGCAATGAATGAACAAGAAATGGAGCTTTGGAAACAGCTTCAGGAAGTTGCAAACAAGGAATACGATGGCCATCTGACCATCTTGAAGTTCACCACAAACTGGCGGATCGGTTTTGTCACACCTGCAGAACGTGAACAAATCGACGAAATGGCCGTAGGTAGTTCGTTCGCTGAAGCTGCACGGAATGCACTTTCCAAATCTAGCTGAGGTGTTTCCTTTCCGCGCTCATACAGGCCGCCGAGGAAGCTTGGCGGTATATGAGCAATTGTCAAGAAGCGAATCTTTCCATCCAATTCGCCACGATCAAGCACGGTAAAGCGAGGCTGTAAGTTGAAAGCGAAAACACTACAAAATGCTTCCTTCTGGACAGCTCTCATTTTCTTTCAGGCTGTTTCAGGCCCTGCTGCTGCCGAACCAATATCCGTGAAGGGTATTGACTGGAGCATGTCCACAATTGAAATACTTGCAGCCTTGGAGAGCGATGGCCTTACCTGCTTGCGTCGCCCCACATGGAATACTCTGACGCCAAATTCGGCTGACGCCGGCGAACCTACCAAGTACTTCTGCATTGATACCGATACTCCGGTCGAGACCGAAAGAAGCCTCGACCATGCCTTCGAAAGTTGGCGCGCGGAATGTCAACTCGACCGGAGCTCCTGCTGGAGCGGCGGCGATTCGTTTAAGAACCAACTTGAAAGGCTTCTTCGCGTTACCGTACACGATGATGACCGTGTCATTTTTGACTGTTCTTATACAAATTCTTGCGGATTTGGTCCGAATGATATTTTACACGAGCTTCAAAGGCGCGTTCATCAGGGACCGTGGGAAAAGCCTACTGAAGACAGCTTCATAATTTGCACGACTGGACCAATCAACGAAGCTCTATGTGTGCATTGGCACTCGAAAGCTATTTTGCTTTTCAAACAGCCAATCACTTCTCGAATGGATTTCTGAATCCAGTAGCAAGTTAAGCTGAGGTCCATTTTACTTTCTGGCCGCCACCCAGTTGGCCACGATCAGTTCCGGCACGCTGTCCAGTGCCTGGTCTGCGTCTCGCGCCAGATTCAGACGCTTCGGCAGCTTGACCTGCGGCACCAGCAGGAAGATCGGCGCGGTGACCTTGCCGCGGCCGGTCTTCGACCGCGAAACCACCGCCTGGCCTTTCGTGTTGAGCCGCCCCTCGGCGACCAGCAGGCTCGGGCCCGTCCGGCGATAGACGAAGCGCAGGCGGAGGCCACGGCGGCGCTCCCATTCGCCGGGGGTGATCCGGCCGCCGCGCAGGGACTTGCCTGCGGCGGGCAGCGGGATCGCCAACCAGAACCCATCCATCGAGCGGATTAGCGGCCCCGTGTCATGCGCGCCGACGATGACCGGCGCCTTCGACCAGACCAGCGCCGCGGCGTCGAGGCTCTCACCCGATCTCGGGAAGTTCTGGCTCCGGATCGAGTTGGCCAGCCGCGTGCCGAGCCCCGCACCGGTGATCTGCAACCGCCAGGCCGACTTCAACCCGGTCCCGGCTTCGCGCATGGCGGCCGTCACCGCGCGTTCGCCCGCCGCGACCTCGGCCGCCATCATCGCGACGATGTCGGGATCGATGTCGAGCTTCAGCTTCATGGCCGTCACGCGGGCCTCAGATCGACGGTCCAGACCAGCAGCTCGCGGTCGCGGACGGGCTCTCCCTGGATCAGGAATGCGTCGCCGTCGATCTCGATGCGGTCGCCGGGGCGTGGGATCGGCACCTCAGCCACGCGCAGATCGATCCGGGTGGTCTCGGACCAGAGCCGGGCGTCGCCGAAGTCGGTCACGGCATCGGCGCGCCGGGCGACGACGCGCACCAGCTGGGGCGCGCCACCCTCGGCGATATAGACCGCGTCCCGGCCGATGTTGGGATCGGCGAAGAGCGAGCCCACGGCTGCGGCGAAGGCGCTCATCAGAACGCCGCGTTCAGGCGCACCCGGCCGATGGTGTCGCCCGCGCCGCTCGCCACCGCCTCGACCGCCACGCCGACGAGAGTGTTGTCGGTCGCGACCGTGGTGCAGCGCTTGTTGGTGTCGTCCCAATAAACCCTGGCGCCCACGGTCCAGGCCTGGGAGCCGACCTTGGTGATGTCGAAGACGCCGATGAGCGCGGTCTCGACGGGCTCGGCGAGGGCAGCGTCTCCGGCGGCGATGCCGAAGATGGAGCCGACGAGCAGGCCATCGCCGGAGGCGACGGCATAGGGCGCGGTCAGGGTGAGGGTGTTGCCGGGCTGGACGTAGTTTTTCATGGGGATGATCCTCGTGGAAAGACGAAGGGCGGCCCGTCAGGGCCGCCCGCATGTCAGGGTTCAGCATGGGGTGCGGATTACGCGCCCGGGTTCTTGTAGAGGCCGCGCCAGTCGATGGCCTTGGCGCCGAAGTCGAGGCGGCACTTGATTTCGACGCCGTCGACGTCGAAGCCGTTGCGGGTCTCGATGTACGCGCCCTGCTGACCCTCGAGATAGGCGTACTCGATGGTGTCGATCTGGTTCGGACTAGCCGCCAGGTACCAGGCGGTCTCGCTGGCGGCGTCGAGCCGGGGCTCGCTGATCGGCGCGAGCGTGCGGATCGACTGCGGCACCACGCTGGACGTCGCGGCGGGCACGAGGTTCTGCGCGACCAGCTGCTCGGCCTTCAGTTCCAGCGAGGCGGGCACGATCAGGAAGGCGGGACGAACGTTCAACACCGTCTTCTTGTCGAGGCCGGTCTGCTTGGCCATCGCTGCCCGCGCCGCGCCCACCGCATCCACCGCCAGCGCCGCGCCGGTGCCCGCGAGGTTCTTGTGCGTGGTGTGGAAGAGCGCGTTGCCGTCGGCCATCGCCGGGTTGGCGGTGATGATCCCCCAGACCACGTCCGATTCCAGCTGGGCGATGGAGTTGCCGTACATCGCCGGGATCCGGGTGAAGGCGTCCAGATCGTCGTTGATCAGCACCTGCCGGGTGATCGCGACCACCCTGCCATAGGTCTTGACCTTGTAGCTCTCCTTGCTCTCGCCCAGCGTGCCGCGCTTGAACTCGCCGCTTTCGCCCACTTCCAGAAGCTGCGGCGCCTCGCCGAGCTGGACCCGATGCATCGCCTTGAAGTCGGTCGCCAGCACCTGGCGGCAGAACAGCATGAAGGTGCGCGGATAGGCCTCGTAGGCTTGCCGCAGGGTTTTGTTGGTGACCGCCGACAGGATTTCGGGGAAGTCCGAGGTCGAATGCAGCGCGCGCGTCGCCACCTCGTCGCGCGAGAGGCCCCGCGTGTTGACCCCGGCATTGCCGAGGCTTTCGCGGGCGAGTTCCAGCAGCGTCATGCCGCGGTACTGGCGCGCGGCGTCCTCCAGCTGGAACAGTGTTGGGCTGTAGCGGTGCAGCAGCGCATTCGCCACGGCATCGCGACGGGTGATGCGCTCGTCCCTGCCGCCCAGCGGGACGGAGACATGGGGGAAGGTCCGGGTCTCGTCGGACTTGGCCGCGACCTGATCGAGGATCAGGCGGCGGGACTCGTCGACGCTGACGCCGCGCTTGACCAGATCCTCGGCGAAGCCGCGCTCGAGGTTCAGCCGCCCGGCGAGATCATAGATGGTGGAGACGCGGTCACGCTCGGCCTCACGGGCGCGGGTGGCGACCGCTTCGGTGTCGGGCGCGGGCGTTGCCTGCGTCTTCGGCTGGCTGCGGGTCTCGCTGGCGGCGACCTTCGGGTCGGGCGCAGCCGGTTTCGGCTCGGTCATGGGGGTGTCCTCGGTTTCGACCGGCGCGGTCGGCTGGGTGGCGGGGAGTGCGGCGTCGCTCGCCGGGGTCTGGGTCTTGTCCGTCATCGGGTATGCTCCTTGCGGTGTAGGGGCGTCCCGGCGGTGGAGGACGCAGTCGTGAAGGGGATGCTGGGCGCGGAAGCCCGCGGCGGGATCGGCGCCGACCGCGACGGCGGAGACCTCGAAGGGCGTCCAGTCCACCGCCCGCCAGAGTTCGCGCGCGGCCTCGGGTTTCGAGACCTCGAAGCGGTGGACCTGGTAGCCGATGGAGACCGCCCGGATGTGGCCCGCCTGGATGTCGCGCCAGATCGGCTCGACGTCCGCGCGCTCAGAGATCCGGACCAGCGCGATGCCCCGGCCGTTCTCGATCCGGGCGGAACCGGGGACGACAGAGCCGATCACCGCGTCGAGCGTGTCGAGCTCGTGCACCTTCAGGAACGGTGCGCCCGCGTTCAGCCGGTCGAGGCGGACATGGGCCGGGTCGAGGCTGAGCTCCTCATCATAGGGCTCGCCGAAGAAGGTCGCGCGACGAACGCGCGCCCCGGCCGACCAGACCACCTCGACGGTGCGGCTGTCGGCATCGGCCGTGTTCGGCGCAAGCTCCGCCGACCGGCGCATGGCCGGCAATTCGATCATCGTGTCCATGAGGTCAGTCCTGTTGGTCGGCCTGCGCCGGGTCGGTTTCCGCTTTGGCGGAGGGGTCGTCGGCGGCGGGATCGGCCGCCGGATCGCCGGTCTGCGCGCTGCCGGTCTTGGTGACCCGCCGCGGATCGCTGTCGAGCACCAGCCCCAGCGCATCGAGCTTCGCGTTGGTGGCAGCGATCTCGGCCAGCACCGCGTCGGGGTTGCGGCCCTGTTTCGCGATCACCTCGGCCAAGGTCATGGTGCCGGAGCGGATCGACAGCAGGTTCGCCATCGCGTCCTTCTGCGGATCGACCGCCTCGAACTTCGGCGGCGACCATTCGACCGGCACGATCGGCGACGGGATCTGGCCCGCCGCCCACGCTGCTTCCGTGAACCAGCGCCAGACCGGCGCGCAGAACATCGGAATGAACAGCTGCCACTGGACGGCGTCGATCTGGCGGCGGAACTCCACGAGGCCCGCCCGGATCGAGGAATAGTTCACCTGGCTGAGATCGCCGGTCAGCAGCTCGTAGGGCACCCGGAATCCGGCCGAGATCGTGTGCAGGCTGGCGCGCTTGTACTCACCGTAGCCGCCGGTGGCGGAGGGCTGGTTGAAGCGGATGTCCTTGCCGCCGCGGGCATAGGCGATCAGGCCCGGCTCGAACTGCTCGACCCGGTTACCATCGGCGTCGACCACGGAGGGCGCGATGCCCTGCTGGGCCTCGTCGTCGCCGAAGACGATGGCGGTGACGCAGGCCTCGGTCTTCTTGCGGACCAGTTCGGCCACCTCGTAGTCGTCGAGATCGCGCAGGCTGCGGATCACCGGCGCACCCCAGGGAACGCCACGCGCCTGCGTGCGCTGCTTCTCGTAGACATGGGCGATCTCTGACGCTGGCACCGGGCGGCTCTGCAATCCGTTCTGTAACGCCCCATAGGCGTCACCAGGATGTTCGGCATGCAGCCAGTAGGCGCGGCGCTTGCCGACAGGGTCGAACTCGATCCCCTGCACGAGCCGCCCCGCGCCGAGGGCGCCGGACTTGGTGGCGTCGAGGAAGTCCGCCTCGAGAACCTGCAATTGCAGCGGCACGGGCAGACCGTCGCTCGCACGTCGCAGCCTTCGACGGACCAGCACCTCGCCCGCCTCGACCATCTCGCGGCAGATCAGCGTCTGCAGGCCGTAGAAGTCCAGCTGACCGTCGGCGTCGCACTCCGCCGTCCAGCGCTCGAACAGCGCGTCGACCTTCCGGTCCAGCGTGTCGTCGCCGCTGGCGGCGCGCGGCATGATCCCCGCGCCGATGATGTTGTTGACCAGCACCGCCACGGCCTTGGCCGCATGCGGGTTGTTGCGCACGAGATCCCGCATCCGGTCGCGCAGGAGCGCCCCGGCGACGCCGATCTCGGTGTCGGCCGAGGATCCCGGCGCGCGCCAGCCCTCGGTCCGCCGTCCGCGCGCGGCGCCGTCGTAACCGCGCGTCAGGGTCTCGAACGCCTGCCGCGCCATGACACGGCGGGCCGCCATGCGCGGCGCCACCGTGGCGATGGCGTGATCGAACCAGGTCGCCGACATCAGCGATCCCCGCGCGAGAAACCAGCCAGCCCAGCCACCGGCAGCGGACGGCTGACGCCCGCGACGGCACGTTCGATGGTCCGGATGCGGGCGAGCAGATCCTCGGCCGAACCGTAGTCGACCGACTTGCCGTCATAGCTGACGCGCGTCGTGCCGCTGGCGTAGGCCCGGCGAAGCGCCGAGAGCTCCGTTTCCGTCCAGTCGGTCATGTCAGAACCATCCTCCGCGTCGGCCCAGCCAGTCCGACTGCCGCTTTCCTTCGGGTGCGGATTGCGGTCGGTTGACCCGCCCTGCGCCATCCATTTCCGTTGGCGCCGCCCCGAGCTGATCCTCGAGGTCGCGCCATTTCGCCTCAGACCAGCGATCCGCGCCCGCGATCCAGGCGGCGGCGCGGGCATAGACCCGGCAATCCAGCGCCTCGTTTCGTTCGCGCAGCTTCTGCCATTCCAGCCGGGCAAAGCCGCGCTTCGTGCGCACCGTCACCAACTGCTCGGCCACGAACTGCTTCAGCCATTCGTTCTCGACCCAGTGCGGCAGGTGCACCGAGCCGGGCGGGAATGCCGCCCCGTCGGCCATCTCCTCCTCGGTCGGCCGCGCCAGTCGCAGGAAGCGGTAGGTCTCGGCCTTGAAGGTCGACACCGCCACGGTCCAGAGCCGCGCCCCGCGCCGCAGGCGTTTTCCGCCCTCGGTCGCGTCGACGAAGGTCGGGCCCGACACCGGGCTCGAGCGGTTGAACCCCTCGACGCCCTTGACCGGCGACACCTGCCCAAAGCCCTGCGCCCGCGACCAGGAATAGACCGCCGGGGCCTCGTAGCCGGTATCGATGGCGAGCCGCGCGATCCTGAGATGCGCGCCGCGCTCGTGCGGCCAGCTTCGGTCCAGCAGCGCCGTCAGTTCCGACCAGGCGTCATGCCGATCCGGCCCGCCCTCGATCACGACATGATCGACGAGCCAGCTTTCCAGCCCACGACCCCAGGCCCAGACGTCGACCTCGATCCGGTCCTTCTGCACGTCGGCCCCGGCCGTCAGGAACAGCCCGCCCGCAGGCACCGTGCCGGACGTCCAGCGCTCGCGACGGTCGTAGAGCCGCTGCCAGTCCGGGGCTTCCCCGGTCTCGACCCATGTCTCGCCGAGGATCGTGTTGCGGAATGCCTTGATCGCCTCGTCCGAGCCCTGCGCCGCGTCCCATGCCCGCACGATCCGCTCCCAGCTCAGCCAGCCGATCGGCGAATAGAGCGCCGAGAGGTGATACCCGACCGTGGTCGGATCAGCGGCGGTGGCGGTCGCCCGCCATTCGCCACCCTCCAGCATCGCCGTCTTGTGGTGTTCCGCGATTGCCGCGTCGCAGCCCTCGCAGTGATATTCCGCCGTTTCCGGCCGTCCCTTCTGCCAGCGCAGCCGGTCGAACTTCAGCCATTGCATCGCGCCGCAATGCGGGCATGGCACGTGGAACCGGCGCTGGTCACTCGCCTCGAATTCCCGCTCGATGCGCGACAGCCCCCGGATGGTGGGCGTCGAGACCAGCAGCACCTTTCGCCGGTGGGCGAAGGTCAGCGACCGGGCCTCGGCCAGCGTCACCGGATCGCCTTCCTCGTCGGCTGAGGCCGGATAGGCGTCCACCTCGTCGAGGAAGATGTACCGCGCCGGCGTGGACCGCAGTCCGACCGCCGAGTTCGCCCCTGTCATGATCAGGATGCCGCCCGCGAATTCCTTGGACAGCATCGTGTTGCCCGCGTCGCGCGAGCGCGCCGGTTTGACCCGCTCTCGCAGCTCGGGGCTCTCGTCGATCAGCGGGTCGATCCGCTGGCGCGAGTTGCGCTTGGCCAGTTCCACCGTCGGCTGGACCGCGAGCATCGGGCCCGGCGCCTGGTGGATCACGAACCCGATCCAGTTGTTGCCCGCCTCGGTCGCGCCGACCTGTGCGGCCTTCATGAACACGATCCGCTGCGTGGGATCGCCGGGGCTCAGCCGGTCCATGATCTCGCGCATGTAGGGCGTGCGCACCGTGCGATACCGCCCGGGCTCGGCCGATGCGCGGCCCGACAGCATCCGGTGCCGGTCCGCCCATTCCGAGACGGTCAGGTCCGGGTCGGGCCGCAGCCCGTTGCCCCAGGCGCGCAGGATCTCGCCCGCGCCGTCGAAGTCCGTCAGGCCATCATCGTCACCGGAAGTCGGGCCGGACCTCGGCGAGTTCGTCGAGGTGGGCGCGTACATGTTTTTCCAGAACCTTCTGCATCACGGCTGGCTCCACGGTGATCTGCTGGCTCGTCGCGTCGCGGCACGAGGCCGAAAGCTCGGCCGCCATCAGCGCCGCCGCGCGTGCAGGCCAGTTCACCCATGCGTCCCGTTCCTCCCGCGCCAGGCGGAACACCAGCGCCAGCGCACGGGCCCGCTCGATCAATTCCCCCTTCAGCTTCTGAAGCCGGATGCGCCGCTCCTGCGCCTTCAGCACCTCGTTCGCCGTCTTGGCCTGCAGGAAGGTCGTGCCGCCGCCGACGGCGGGAACTGCCAGCCCCTGTTCGCGGAGCGTGTCGCCCACGGCGGCGACAGCGGCCTCGGGCACCGGCTTCAGCTTCGGCGCGGGCGGCTTTCGGGTCTTGGACGGGTCCGTCGTTTCCGCCCGCCGCGCGTCACTGGCCGCCGCGTTGATGCTGCCGTCGGGATAGAGGACCAGCCGCTCGGCGGCCTTGGCCTTCTGGATCGCGCCCCGCGACAGCCCGACATGGGCGGCGTACTGGCGCTCGCTCATGCCCTGCATCGACGCCTCCGATTATCATTCAAGATCATGTGCTTATCGAGTTGATAAGCGTCGCGACCGGAGCGAACGTCACTCCAACGAAGCGATGCAACTCACCAAGGAGCCACCCGGATGACCCGCCGCGCGACCGACAACACGATAGCCCTCGACGCCTTCATCGCCGCCAAGTCCGAGATCGACACGATGCTGGAGCGGCTCGCCGCCCTGAGCGCGGACCATTTCGAGACCCACCCCGACGAGATCAATTGGGGCCATGTCGGCACCCTGAACCACTACCGCGCCAAGCTGCGCGAGATCACTGACATGGCCTTCAGCGAAGGCGAACACGCCGAGTGAGACGACCCGCTCTCGGTCCCGCCCGCGACTGGCGGGCTCGACCTCGTAGAAGGGCCCGCATCCCGCGCGCCCCGATACGGGAGACGACGATGACCAAGCTTTCCGACACCCAAGCCCTGATCCTGAGCGCCGCCGCCCAGCGGCCCGAGCACATCGCCCTGCCGCTGCCCGAGAGCCTGCGTGGCGGGGCCGCCGCCAAGGTGGTGGGCGCGATGCTCGCGAAGGGGTTCCTGCAGGAGGTCGACGCCGACATGCGCAAGGTCGAGCCCGTCTGGCGCGAGACCGGCGACGGCCACGGCGTCACGCTGGTCGCCACCGACGCAGGCCTCGCCGCCATCGGCATCGAGCCCGAGGACGCGAACACCGCGCCTGCGAGCGCGACGGACGCGCCGACCAAGGAGCCTGCGCCGGACAACCCCACCGGGGCCGAGACCGCGCCCAAGACGCGGACGCCGCGCGAGGGCACCAAACAGGCCACTCTGATCGCCATGCTGCACGCGCCGGACGGCGCGACCATCGAGGAGATCATGGCCGCGACGGGCTGGCAGTCGCACACGGTGCGGGGCGCGATGGCCGGGGCGCTGAAGAAGAAACTCGGGCTCGAGGTGACCTCGGAGAAGGTCGAAAACCGAGGGCGCGTGTACAGACTCCCCGCCGCCTGACGCACCGGACCCCGACAATCTGATGGCCGCCGCCCCCCCCGGGGCGGCGGGCGATCATTTGGCGCTCCGCATCCGGATCGCCTCAAACAGCCGCCGCAGCGCGAAGGACCGCGCGATGCTCACCACGGTGAACACCGCACCCATCTTCAGGTTCTGCGCCAGCGTCGTGTGCAGCCCGAAGATCGGGAAGATCAGGATCTGCGTGACCACGGCGACGCCGTAGCCGACGATCACGTTGGCGACGGACTCGACCAGCGACATGAGGCGGGACTGCTTCATGCGGCGGTCTTGCGCTTGCGCGCGGGTTCGGGGGCGGCGTCCGTGTCCGGCGTATCGGCCCGGGCGTCGGCATCGTCGCCCAGCCGCTCGGTTCTCACCTGCGCGAAGGTCCGCCCGTCACCGTCGAGGACCGCTTCCTTGCCGGTCTCGGCCTGCCAGCGTTCCACGGCGACATCGACATAGGCGGGGCTGATCTCCATTGCGAAGACGCGGCGGCTATTGGCCTCGCCCGCCATGATCTGCGAGCCGGAGCCGGAGAACGGCTCGTAGCAGAGGCCACCACGGGTGACATGCTGGCGCATCGGGATGCCGAAGGCGTCGAGCGGCTTCGGCGTCGGGTGATCGGGCCGCTCGTCCTTGGCGAAGCTGGGCATCTCCCACGTCGAGGGCAGCGTCTGCTCGGCGACCTTCGGCGGGCGGTTCGGACGGCGCCAGCCCATGAAGCAGGGCTCGTGCTTCCAGAGGTAGTGGGACCGGGTCAGGACGCCGCGATCCTTCACCCAGATGATCTGCTGATGGACGAAGGCGCCGGCCTTTTCCCAGCAGGCCTCCAGCATCGCCTGGCGGCGGGAGGCATGCCAGCAGTACCAGGCCGCGTCCTCGGCGATCGCCTCGGTGACCGCCGCAGCGATGAAGCCGTCGTAGAGCTCGGCGCCTTGGCTGCTATCATCCCAGGTAGTGCCGTAGGAGGCCGACCAGTCCTTGTTCCGCGTCGGATGGTTCGAGCCGTCGTAGTCGACGAGATACGGTGGGTCGGTCGCGAACAGGATCGCCCGCTCGCCGTTCATTAAGCGGCGCACATCGGCCGCGCTGGTGCTGTCACCGCAGAGCAGGCGATGGTCACCGAGGATCCATAGATCGCCCGTGCGCGATGCCGGGTTGCGCGGCGGTTCGGGGATGCTCACCGGAGGCACTGAGCCCCCGGCGCCACCGTCTTCCCCGTCCCCCTCCGGCACGAAGGTCAGCAGCTTGTCCAGCTCACCATCGGAGAAGCCGACCAGCGACAGGTCGAAATCCTCGGTCAGCAAATCGTTCAGTTCCGCCGACAGCAGCGCCTCGTCCCAAGTGCCCAGTTCGGTCAGCTTGTTGTCCGCGATCCTGTAAGCCCGGCGCTGCGCCTCAGTCAGGTGCCCGAGCACGATGACCGGCGCTTCGGTCAGTCCCAGCTGGGTTGCCGCCAGCACGCGCCCGTGGCCCGCGATCAGCTCGCCGTGATCGGCGACGAGGCAGGGCACGGTCCAGCCGAACTCGGCCATGCTGGCGGCGATCTTCGCGACCTGGTCGGCGCCATGTACCTTCGCGTTCTTCGCGTAGGGCTGGAGGCGCGACAGCGGCCACGTCTCGATCGCGTCCGGGGCGAAGCTCAGTGTCATGGTGGGCAAGGTTCCTTGGGGCGGGTGGATGCCGGTGGCTTCCGGACTCCGGATGCCGGGCCGGACTCCACACGGGGTCCAGCGGCCACCATCGGTGTCCGGTCGGAAGGCCAGCGTTTATTGGTGTTTGCGCGGGGCGCGCGAGGCTCCGGCTTCCGGGTGGCTTCCCAAAAATCCGGCCCTGTCGCTGGCGATGTCCCGCGCTTCGCCCGCCAGCATACGAATATCGCCAGGAAGGAACCGGAAACTGCCGTGGGATGGACCCCGGCCGGACCCTCGCTGGATACCGGGGTCCAGGTGGCCCCCGTCAACGCAAAGGGGAGAGCGAGCTTTCCAGCGCACTCTCCCCATCTTGCCTTCGGAATAGCATGGATCTGTTGCAGATGTCGAAGGGAAAAGTGTTGCAACACATTGGAGTCACTGCGCATTCAGGCGCGCAGCGATCTTGGTCAGCGCCAGCTGCCAGCGACGCCATGCGGTCGTGCGGTCGCAGCCGAGCTCGCCGCTGATCTGCTTCCACGGCACGCGGGCCGCGCGGGACCAGACCAGCTTGCGCTCCGCCTCCTCGATCCAGAGCGCCCAGTCGAAGGTCTGCTCGAGCCGGGTGATCGCGGCGGCCGAGGGCCAGACCCGCATCGGCTGCGGCTCCATCGCCGCGATCTCGCGGCTGGTCCGCGCGATGTCGGGCCAGGTGTTGAAGTAGCCCTGCGCCTTCACCGGCGGAAGCTTGCGCAGGGTGCGGAACGCCTCCTCGAAATGATCGGCGACGCAATCGGCGGTCCATTCGCGATCAGCCATGGCGCGCCTCCCCGTCGGCAGGGCGCGGGCCGTAGAGCTTCTCGCCCAGCTGGCGGACCAGTTCACGCTCGGGCCAGGTGAGGCGGTCGTCGTCGGCGGAGACCGCGAGGACGCCCTGTTCCTGCCAGCCCTCGCGCTTCACCTGCTCGGGATCGCGGCGTCGGCCGCCGTAGCCATGGGGGTGCCATCTCATGCGACACCCCCGTTCGTCTCGATCGCCCAGAGCAGGAGCGCGATGGCGTCGGCCTCGTTGTCGTCGGCGGGGCTGAAACCGCGGGCGCGGACGGCGGCGACCATGGCGGCCTTGTCGGCGTTGCCCTTGCCTGCGGCATGACGCTTGATCGTGCCGACCGGGACGCCCTCGTAGGGCACGCCGCGCAGTTCCGCCCATGCGGTCAGCGTGGCCATGAGACCGCCGTAGATATGGCTCGCGTCGGTGCCCGCGTGGCGGCGGACCTCCTCGAACCAGATCGCGGCGACGGGCCCCGACAGCCGGTCGATCTCGGTCAGCCAGTTGGTGAAGCGCAGATAGCGCATGCCGCCGCCGTCAAAGCGGCCGGGGCGCAGCGAGACGGTGCCGCTGGTGATCAGGCCGTCATGGCCGCGGATCGCCCAGCCGGTCGAGGTGCCGAGGTCGAGCGCGAGGATGCAGGGAAGCAGTCCGCCACCGTCCTCCATCCGAACCGGAGGGTTGGTGACGGGTGTGACGGATGTGACGGATGTGACGGATGGTTCCCTATCCGCTCCACAGGCGCGCACATGCGCGCGCGTAACGGTCTTATAGGTATGATCCGTCACATCCGTCACACTCTCTGAATTCATTGGCATTTTCCTATTCTCCCGAGAAAAGGTCAGAGTTGCTGTCATCGAGGGCGATGCCCCGGAATCCCTTCGCGGCGCGGGTGTTGTGACGCTCGAATCCCCGGACGATCAGGGCCTCCGAGAAGCGCTTGACCGAGCCTGCGAACTCGCCGTTCGCATCGGCCCACGCCTTCCAGTCGGCGAACATCGCGGAGGTGCTGGCGCTGAGGTGCAACCCGACAGAGCAGCGCTCGTCGATCCAGCGACCGATGGCGTCCTCGGCCTCGAAGTAATCCTCAGTCGCAGCCATCACGGCGGGCGGAGGGCGCAGCCCTGTCCGCTGCCATTCGATGCAGCCCTCGAGCGCCCATGCGAGGATCCCGTCGCGTTCGGCGAGCAGCCTATCGGCCAGGTGCTTGTCGCGCCGTGCGGGCGGGATGGTGACCGTGAACGGCACCATGTGCAGGCGCCGCTTCATCGCCTCGTCGACGTTGCGGATTGAAGGCTTGTGGTTGCCGACGATCAGCAGCTTGAACTGCGGGATGAACTCGAAGAAATCCTGCCGCATGAAGCGGGCCGTGATCTTGTCGCCTCCTGTCAGCGCCTTCAGCTTGCTCTCGGCCCAGCGGCTGCCCTGTTCCGTTTCGATGGACGTGACGATGCGCGCCCCGCGCAGCCCGGCCATGTCGGTCGGGTGGCGATCACCCTGCGTGGCCATGAACATGTCCATCGGCGCGACGGTGGCGTAGTCGCCGAGGATGGCGGTCAGGGTGTTGGCGAAGACCGATTTCCCGTTTGCGCCGGTGCCGTAGAGAAAGAACAGAGCGTGCTCGGTGGTCACGCCCGTCAGGCAGTAGCCCGCCATGCGCTGCAGGTAGGATTGCAGTTCGCCGTCCCCGCCCGTGACGGTTTCGAGAAACCCGAGCCAGACCGGGCAAGCGTCGGCGACCGATGCCCCGGCGATGCGAGTCATGAAGAGGCCGGGGTCGTGCAGCAGCGACGCGCCGCTGCGCAGGTCGACCACGCCGCCAGGCGTGTTCAATAGCCAGGGATCGCGATCCCACGGCTCGGTCGTGGTTGCGTGGCGACGGTCGGAACGGGCAAGCCGCTCCACGGCGGACACTGTCGCGGCGCTTGAAAGCTTCGCCTTCAGTCGCGCAGACCCGGCGCGCGCCGCCGCCTCGCGGCAGATCATCCGGGCCAGATCGAAGGCCTGCAGCGTCTCCTCGCGCCGCCAGAGCTTGCCCGACCAGGTCAGCCATTGCCCCCAGCCGGCGACGTAGCGCCATGTTTCGGCATGTCGGGCTGCGAAGGTTGCGGCGAGCGCATCCTCGGTGAAGCGCACCGGCACCGGCCCATCATGCCCCCCGCCAGCAGGGCCGCCGCCATCGGGACCGTCATCCTCGTCATCGATCTCGCCGTTTCGGGCGGCGTCGCGTTTCCAGAGGCGTTCGGCTTCCTCGCGCAGCCGATCCTCCGGCCAGGGAGGGGCAACGCGGGCCGTGTTGTAGGAGACGATTTCCTCCCACGCCTGTTCGCGCGGCACGTGGCCTTCGCGGGCACGGCGGATCCAGTAACCGATCACGCGCGACAGTGCGTCGAACCGCGTAGTGCCATCCACGCCGCCTTCGCGAACCTGGCGGCCGAACAGCTCGGTCACGCTGCCGCGCTCGGTGGCGGCCATGTTGAAGTCGAGCCCGTTCTCGCCTTCGAGCGGCGGCATCGCGATGATCGCTTCGAGCAGCTCGCCAAGGTCGTGATCGCGAGGATCGTGGTTCAGGATCTGCACCAGCCGCCGAAGGCCCTGTTTGGCGTGGATCGATCCCGCCACGCGGATCGGCTGGTGCGCGGACCGGAATGACGGGTCACCGCCGACCTTCGCGGCGATCATGTGCCGGGCGCGGCAGACCGTGGCGATGTCGCCGCCTTCGGCAGGCTCGGTCAGACGCCAGTAGAGGTGCAGCTTGCGCTGGCCCTCGGCGGTGACACCACCGGACGCGACTTCGAGTGTCGGGCAACCGAGGTGCTGCACAAGATGGTCGCGCTTCGCGCCGATGTCGCCATGGTCGAGATCGACCAGCACCACCTGCGTCTGGACGATGCTCTCCGCCCGCGCGTCGCCGGGAGCCGCGACAGTGCCGGGGGCCACGAACAGGGCCATGCCGGCGTCGCTCGCCCATGTCGCCTGAAGCGCGAGTTTCGCGGCGAGCGTGGCGTCCGCTTCGATGAAGGGAACATGTGGCGGACCATCGCCCGCGCCTTTCTCGGCCAGAGCACGGACCGGCACCCAGCCGTCGCAGTAGCCGAACACGACGTCGGCATAGATCGCGATCATTTCGGCGTCGGGCGCGATGTCGTCGGGCGCGATGGTATCGGACGGGACCGTCATGCCCAGCACCGTTCCCGCCACGCACAGAAGCGGCATTCGAAGTGGTCGGGGTCGGCCGTGTGGCGGGGAAGAAGTTCGCCCGCATCACAGGCGCGCAGGATCGTCACCGCCTTGTCGCTGGCGGACTGGGCGAGTGCGGCATCGAACGGCACGAGTTCGTGCCAGATCTCGCACGTGTCCTTGTTGATCGCCGTGAAGAGCGCGGGCGCCTCGGTCAGGCCGAGATAGGCCTGGTAGAGCGCGATTTGCGCGGCATAGACCGGCTTGGCCTTTCCGACACCGTGCTTCGCGATTTCCCTCCAGTTCTTGGCGTTCGCCGACTTGCACTCCCAGAGCGCCGGAACCGCCATGCCGTTCAGGGCGCCGACGATGACCCCGTCGGCATGGCCCTGCACTCGTCCTCCCACGACCGAGAAGCCGAACTGATCGCCATGGCGATTGCGCGTGCGAAGGTCGAACCCGGCCTGGCGCAGCCAAGCGATGGCCAGGTCCTCGAGAACGTGCCCGAGCGCGAAGATCCGAAGGGACTGGCCCGAGAACCCGGCACTTGGGTCCTTCGGCGCCCTCAGGTATTCGTATTGTAGCCTACGCTGGCAGATGTCGCCCAGCCGGCTGCCTCCGAGATAGTCGCGTTGGGGCCGTCCGGCCTGTTCCGCCACGAGGGCGGTGTCGATGCAGGCATTGACGGCGTCCGCGAAACTGGGCGGCTTCTCCCGATGGTTGAAGTCGAAACCGGCGCCCATCAGAAAGGCACCTCCGGATCGGGCCGGGGCGCGCTGGTCTGCATCGCCTCCTGGAACCCGTCGACAGCGGCCGTCGCGAGTGCGAGCGCATGTTCTTCGCTGAGATCGGCGAACCGCGTGGTCCATCCGATCTCTGCCATGAGTTCGGCCATGTTGCGGAGGGCGGCGCGCAGGGCTGCCTGTTCGCGTTCGTCGGGATCGATCATGCGCAGCCCTCATGTGCCGGGGCCGCATGCGGGCATGGATGGATGTCAGCGCGGCGCGCGAAGGGGATTGTGGTCATGGGAGAGCTCCAGATGCTCTCCTCACCTACCGGCTGGCTGTCCTGACTGTCGGATGTGCGGTTCGGAACACTTCGGGAACATGGACTTGTGCGTTCACAACTCTGCCGATAGCCTGAAATTTCCCCGATTCACCCTGGAGCCGCGTCGCGCATGGCGTCATTCAACCCGAGAAGCTTCACCAACCCTGATCGCCTCAAGAGCATTTCGCCGAAGCACCTACTGAAGTTCTTCGCGACGTGGGCGGAATATTTTTCGGCGCGGGGTTTTGAACTTCCGGTCGAAGCGGATGAGGATTTTCCCTACGACGATCTTGCTGCAGTGTTGATGAAGCCCGACGAAAACGTGCCGCCCGAAATGGTCGACGCCCTTTTCTACGTGCACGAGACCGCGACCAAGGAAACCGCCGAGGAGTTGATCGAGGCGGCAGGACGGGCTGGTCTCACGATCGAGGCCGGTGAGGAACCATCCGATGCGGACATCGCCCTGCAGATCTGGCTCCAGAAACCTGATCTGCTGCGACGTCAGCATGCCGAGACCGTGGCATTCACACGTTCGCGTTTCATCTATTTCGCGGGGCACAGCGGCAAGCCGCGACCGGCTCCGGACCCGACTGGCGAACAGACCGCGATCATTCAGGAGCAGATGGACGAGTGGTTCGACCGCAAACGCCGCGGCAAGGGCTCGCGGGTTTTTGCTTTTCCGCGCGGGACGAAGACGTGGTTCATGGTCCGGCATGGCGAGCCGATGCGGCGCGAGGGGCGACATCAGGATGATGGCGGGTCGGGGATCGCCTACTACCGACCGCAGAAGCACGACGTCGTCATCTATGACGGCGAGTCTGACGAACTTGCCGTCAATGCAGGGACGAAAGGCGAGACCGAGCTCTACCTGCGGACGTTCGGCGGGGTCATCTTCGGGGACGAGGAGTACTTCGATCGCTCGAACCGCTTCACCCTTGATCCGCTGCTGGAGAAGGGCGAGAAATCGCTCGACAACGACACTGTCTCCGAGATCGTCAAGGTGCGCCTGATCGAAATCGAACGCTTCTGGGGCGGAAAGGCCAAGGAGAAGGAGGTGCGCAAGGCGAACGACCTCTTCATGGCCTGGGACGACAATTGGGAGCGGCGCCTTGCGGGCGGTTCCATCGACCGGGCCGTTTTCAAGGTCAAGTTCGATGGGGATGGCAAGGAGCGGACGGTTGCCATTCTCCCGCCGAGCCTCGCGCGCTATGACCGTGATGCCGACAGCGATCTGATCGACCGCTGGCTCAAGGATCAGGGATTTTGCCGCCCCAACGTCGGAGATGAGGACGATGACGTCGGCGTTCTGGAGGACGATTGAGCGCGTTCCCGGTCACGCGACCGACACGCGCGACTGGAAGGTGGACCTGACGGATTGCTGGACCCAGGTCGAACGCTACCTTCCGGAGACCTCCAAGTACGCAGAACGTATCGACTGTCCCTGGCCCGGAGGGGAACATTGCCCGCGCCATGTCGTGCGACATGCCGGCGGCTCGGTCCGTGCCGTCTGCAGCGATCCGGGGCGACTCTGCGAAACCCTCGACATCAATTCAGACGATATCCGCATCCGTGAACTCGACCGCCGCAGACTATTCGCCGACATTGCCACGGCGCTTGGTCTCGTCGCGCCCGCCGCGTTTGCGCGCGGGGCGGCCCTTCTGCACATCGGCGATCATGCCATTGCCGCCGGCCGGAGTTTTCCGGTGTTCGCTGCGCTCACAAGCCCGCGCGCGCCGCTCGGCCGCGCAGACGTCCTCGACCTCGATCGTCGCAATCTGCCGTTCGTCCTGCTGGTGACATCGCTCGGCGCGATTGACCCGGACGTTCCGGCCCTTCTTGCGGCCCGGCGAGGGCGTGTTCTGACGTGGGCCGAATGCCTCCACTTCGCCCTCGCGCCGCGTAAGGGATTCGTCGCTGCCGTGCCACTTGTCGATCTCTTCGCACCCGAGATCGCGGCACTGGCGGACGCAAGTGACGTCGTCCAGCGTCCGGTGATGACTCTGCCTGCGAATGCACGCTGGTCTGATCTGCGCTTCGCGTTTCGCGAGGAGGCCGTGCTCAACGTCAGCTATCTTGGGCAGGCTCCGGCGCGCCTTGAACCGGACCAGATCGGTATGCGCGATGAGCGGAACGGCAAGCCGAACCGCCAGTGGCGGCTGCTCCTTGTTTGCGCCGCGCTTGGCGGGGCATTGCCTCGGTCCTTTCCGATCTCCACCATCAGGGGACGTCGTCCTTCGCGCGACGTGGTCGCTATCCTGGGGGAGTTTGAGCGCGGCTACGATCGGCAGCGCCAGATTCTCGCCGCCGCGCTAAGGGCGCAGTTCGGGATCGACGACGATCCGTTCACGGCCGAGGACGATTGTTACGCGGCACGCTTCCTCGTCGATGCAAGTGCGCTGCGTCAGGGTCGCGCCGACCAGCGCGACCGAAATTTCGCCGAAGACGACTGATCCTTTCTGAACTTTTTTCATCCCACCCAACCCCATGAAACCGCTAGGTTTCGTGGGGTTTTTGCTTCTCCAATCCCCCTGATTTCGAGGCCCTCCAACGAATTTTCGCCGGTGCCAGGCACTCGGGCCGCGTGCCCGTCCACCTGGACGAAGGCGAAACTTCATGGAGCGTTTCCACCCCATTTGCGACGCGCGCTCGCGCGTCTCCCGCAACATCACCATTCGCGCCGAACGGCTGGCCCGCTCGGGCTCCGTCCCCGGAATGGATGCCGAGGACATCAAGCAGGATCTGCGGCTGCATCTCTATCGCCGGGACGAGAAGTTCGACCCGGCTCGCGGTCAGTATGACACCTTCGCCGACCGCGTGCTGGCGAACCGCATCGCCACGCTGGCCGCGCCGACCGAACGGCTGCGGGCCGAGCGGGCTTGGATCGACTTCGACAGTCCCGCCGAGGGGCGCGGTGATGACGAGATGCTGCCGCTCGCGGAAACGCTGCCCGACAGCGCGATGCCGCATGCCGCCGTCACACGCGCAACGGACGAGGCGTTCGGGCTGGTGCGAGATGTCCAGCGGCTCCTTGCTGGCCTGACCCCGACCTGCCGCGCTCTCGCGCTGGCGCTGATCGACATGTCGCCCACGGAAGCGGCCGAAGCCCTCGGGATCCATCGCAGCACCGTCTACGCGCGGCTTGCCACCATCCGGAAGGCCGCCGAGGCGCTTGATCTCGCGGCATATCTCGGCACCGCCCCGACAGTCTCGGAGGCTCGCCGGTAGGTGACAACAGGACCGGCGATGACCCGGTCCGCCAGTTTCATGCCGGGCCCCCGGAGGAATGCAACACCCCCACGCGGGGAAACACTCCGACCGCGAGCTCCAGGGCGGCGTCAGGCCCGGCAGCAGTCTTCCCGACGATCCCTGGACAGCAACCGACGACAACACGGAGCGTCACCATGTTCAAGACTACCCCTCTGAAGCGCCTGCGCGAACTGCGCTGGCTGGAAATGCTTCCCGACAACATCGACGTCCCGGCGGTTTTCGACAGGCCGGACCAGGTCGTGCCGATCGAACGCGCCACGGTGGACGAGATCGAGTTTGCCCTTGTCGCCCTGGCGCGACAGCAATCCGACCTCTACCGCCTGACCGGCGCGCTCGGCGACGTGCTGAAGATGGCGCGCCGTCAGGGCGCCTGTGGCGCAGACAATGCCATTTCAGCCGCTGCGCGCGATCTGGAGGGCAGCAAGTGAGCGCCCCCTTCGGCGCCGGGCCGCTCCGGATCATCACCGCCGATGAACGGCTGCGCGAAGCGCGCGGCATCAAGGGGGTGCTCACGGGCACCTCCGGCATCGGCAAGACCACGCAACTCCTGACCCTCGATCCGCAGCGCACGCTGTTTCTGAACCTCGAGGCGGGCGAACTGGCCGTGCAGGGCTGGCCCGGCGACGAAATCCGCATCCGCGATTGGGAGGTCGCCCGCGATCTCGCGGCTTGGATCGGCGGCGCCAACCCGGCCATGCGGGACGACCAGTCCTATGGGCCCGGGCACTTCGCGCGGGTCTGCGCGGCCTTCGGTCCCGCCAGCCAACTGGACAAGTACGACACGGTCTTCGTCGACAGCATCTCCGTCGCCTCTCGCATTTGCCTTCAGTGGTGCAAGGGCCAATCCCAGGCCCAGTCCGACCGCACCGGCAAGCCGGATCTCCGCGCGACCTACGGGTTGCTCGGCCAGGAGATGATCGGCTGGCTCACGCATCTGCAGCACACGCCCGCCAAGAACATCTGGCTGGTCGGTCTTCTCGACCGCAAGCTCGACGACTTCGGCAAGCCTTTCTTCTCGATGCAGATCGAGGGATCGAAGACCGGCCTCGAATTGCCCGGCATCGTCGACGAAGTCGTGACCCTGACCGAACTGCGCCCCGAGAAGGGTGACCCGTTCAGGGCATTCATCTGCACCACCATCAACGATTTCGGCCTGCCTGCGAAAGACCGCAGCGGCCGGTTGTCGATGATCGAGCCCGCCCATCTCGGGCGGCTCATGGCGAAGATCCGTGGTCCGCGCCCCGATGGCGCTGCCCGCCTGAACTTCGATCTGCCCGCGGCCGCCACCGCACCCAATCCCCCGACGACGAAAGGAGCATGACAATGGCGAGCGACATGGATTTCAACGGCGCGGACACGCAGGACGCCGCCTTTGACCTCATCCCGGCCAACACGCTGGTCAAGGTCTGCCTCACCGTCCGCCCCGGCGGCGCGGGCCCCGAAGGCTGGCTGACCCAGAGCAAGACGAGCCCAGCCCTCTACCTCAACACCGAGGCGGTCGTGATGGAGGGACCATTCGCGCGGCGTCGCATCTACACGCGCATCGGCTTTCGCGGAAAGGCTGCGGGCGGTCCCGGCGACGATACCTACGGCAACCGCGGGCGCGCCATGATCCGCGGCATCCTCGAATCCGCCCGCGGCGTGCGTGCCGATGACCAGTCTAACGCCGCCCGCGCCGCGCGGATGATCCGCAGCCTCGGCGAGTTGAGCGGGCTGGAGTTCGTGGCGCGCATCGGCATCGAGCGCGACAAGGACAAGCCCGACGACACCGGGCGCAACGTCATCAAGGCCGCGCTCGGCGCCGACCATGCCGAATACGCCCGTCTGATGGGCAGCGTGCCTCAGCCGCCGCAGCCGGGTCAGTTCACCGCCTCGGGCCCGCAGCTTGCGGACAACGGCATGGGTCAGTCCGGCGCGCCGTCCTCCGGCTCCGCGCCCTTCTGGGCACGCTGAGGGGGACAGCCATGATTCCGCGCGACTATCAAAGGGCTGCCGTCGATGCCGCCCGCGACCGCACCGCCGCACATGGCAACACCATGCTGGTCCTGCCCACCGGGGCGGGAAAGACCGCCATCGCCGGTTTCTACATCGGCGAGGAGCTGGAGCACCGCAGACACGACCGCGTTCTGGTGCTGCAGCATACCGACGAGTTGATCGATCAGAACCGGAGCGCCATCGGCACTGTCACCGGACTGGCCACCTCGGTGGTCAAGGCCGAGCAGGACGACTGGGGCGGGCGCATCGTCTTCGGCAGCGTCCAGACTCTGGCGCGCGCCAACCGGCGCGAGCGGATGGCGCCGGTCTCGCATCTCGTCATCGACGAATGCCACCGCTCCGCGGCGCAAAGCTATCAGTCCATCATCGACGAGGCCCGGGCGCTCAATCCGGAGATCAAGCTGCTCGGGCTCTCGGCCACGCCGGGTCGCGGCGATGGTCGCAGCCTGCGCCGCACCTTCAGCAATGTCGGCTATCATCTGAAGATCGGCACGCTGATCGGTCGCGGTCTCCTGGTGCCACCGCGCACCTATACCATCGATCTCGGCGTCGAGGACGAACTGGCGGGGCTCGGCGCCACCGCCGGCGATTTCGACATGCGCGCGGCAGACAAGGTGCTGAACCGCTCGGTGCTGAACGAGGCCGTCGTCGAACACTGGCAGGCGAAGGCAGCGGACCGGCGCACCATCTTCTTCTGTGCGACGGTCGACCATGCCGATGCGGTTGCCGCGGCCTTCCGCACGGCCGGCGTCACCGCCGAGACGATCTCGGGCGAGATGCCATCGCGGACGCGCGCCGACCTCATCGCCCGGTTCGACCGGGACGAGGTGCAGGTGCTGACGAACTGCATGGTCCTGACCGAAGGTTTCGACAGCCAGCCCGTCGGCTGCATCGGCATCCTGCGCCCGATGCTGCACAAGGGCACCTTCATCCAGGCAGTCGGTCGCGGCCTGCGGCGGGTCGATCCCGCGCGTTTTCCCGGCATCGTGAAAACCGACTGCGTCGTGCTCGACTTCGCGGGCGCGGCGCTCCGGCACGGGTCGCTCGAACAGGAGATCACCCTCGACGAGGACGATCCTGAGCCCGGCCAGGCACCGTGGAAACTGTGCCCGACGTGTGAGGCCGAATTGCCGCTTGGAGCATCGGTCTGTGATTTCTGCGGTCACGTCTTCACGCGGGAACGAGCAGAGGCCCGACTGCTGACCGCCTTCGACATGATGGAGATCGACCTGCTGGAGCGGTCCCCATTCGCCTGGTGCGACCTGCATGGCGACGGCCAGGCGATGATGGCGAGCGGGTTCAATGGCTGGGCCGGGGTGTTCCATGATGGCGCGCTCTGGCACGCGCTCGGACAGCCGAAAGGCAGGGCAATCCGGCCGCTCGCCATCGGCACCCGGGTGCAGGCGCTCGCCGCCGCAGACGATTTCCTGCGCGCCACCGAGACGGGGACCGCCTCGATCAAGAGCCGTCGCTGGCTGAACGACCCGGCGACGATGAAACAGATGGACCTGCTGCAGCGCGCGGGGCACGAGGCCAATGGGCTGGATTTCAGCCTGTCGAAATACGCCGCCAACTGCCATCTGAACTTCCGTTGGAACCGCGGCGCGATCACCGCTGCCGTTCTTGGCCGTGCGGAGCGGTCGGCTGCATGAAACGCCCCAATCCGCTCCCGCCCGACCAGATGACGCCCGCAGAGCGCCGCGCCGAGCTATGCGGCCTGCTGGCGCTCGGGCTGGTTCGGTTGCGGATGCGGGATGGGGGCGAAGTATCTGACGATACTGGAGAACGTTGCCTACACTATCTGCCCGACCAATGCCGTCATGCAACTCCAACTCGTCGGAGAACTGCATGAACAAGCCCGATCCAATCCCCGCGCGCCTGGCCGCGCTCAAGACCACGCCGACGCCTGACTTGAAGCAACAGTGGCGCGACTTGTTCGACAGCGAGCCGCCGCCCTTCAACCGACGCTACCTTGAATCCCGCCTGGCCTACCGCATCCAGGAACTCGCATACGGCGGCCTGAAGCCGGAGACGATCCGGCGGCTGGAACGGCTGGGTGAGGAACTGGACGGCGGTGACAAAAATAAGCGCGGCATGCGCCTCGACCGGGACCGGCCTATCACGGGCACGCGCCTCCTCCGCGAATGGCAGGGCGTCGAGCAGATCGTCACCGTCACCGCCGACGGCTTCGAGTGGCAGGGGCGGCCCTACAAGTCGCTCTCCGCCATCGCGCGGGCGATCACCGGCACGCGCTGGAACGGCTGGGTGTTCTTCGGCCTCAAGAACCACAGGGGGCGGACATGACGAAGCCGCCCGAACAATCGAAGATCGTCCGCAAGCTGCGCTGCGCGGTCTACACCCGGAAATCCTCCGAGGAAGGGCTGGAGCAGGAGTTCAACTCGCTCCACGCCCAGCGTGAGGCCTGCGAAGCCTATATCGCCAGCCAACGGTCTGAGGGCTGGGTGCTGGTCCGCGATCAGTATGACGACGGCGGGATCTCCGGCGGCACGCTGGAACGACCCGGCCTGAAGCGCCTGCTGGAGGATATCGAGGACGGGCTGGTCGACGTGGTCGTGGTCTACAAGATCGACCGCCTCAGCCGTTCGCTCGCCGACTTCGCAAAGCTGGTCGAGGTGTTCGACCGGAACGGCGTGACCTTCGTCTCGGTGACGCAGTCGTTCAACACCACCACGTCGATGGGGCGGCTGACGCTGAACATCCTGCTCTCGTTCGCCCAGTTCGAGCGCGAGGTCACGGCCGAGCGCATCCGCGACAAGGTTGCCGCCAGTCGGAAGAAGGGGATGTGGATGGGCGGCGTGCCGCCCTTCGGCTACCGGGTGGAAAACCGGAAGCTGCTGGTTGACGAGGAAGCCGCCGCGAATGTCCGCTGGATCTTCGCCCGCTTCCTCGAGATCGGGTCCTGCACGGAACTGGCGCGGGAGGTCGGCGCGCGCGGCATGCGCACGCCGCGCGGCAACCGGATCGACAAGAAATACATTTATCGGATGCTCAGCAACCGCGCCTACATCGGCGAGGCGGTCCACAAGGGCGAAAGCTATCCCGGCGAGCACGACGCGATCATTGCCCGCGAGATGTGGGACAAGGTTCACACCATCCTCCAGGAAAGCCCGCGCAAGAGGGCTGCTCGCACCCGCGCCGACACGCCCGCGCTGCTGAAGGGACTGCTCTTCGGCCCGGATGGCGCCGCCTTCTCGCCGACGCATACCCGAAAGTGCGACAAGCTATACCGCTACTATGTCAGCCAGACGGTGCTGAAGCACGGCGCCGGATCCTGCCCTGTCGGCCGCGTACCCGCAGGCGAGATCGAGGCCGCCGTCATCGACCAGCTGCGCGCCGTGTTCCGCCAGCCCGAGATCGTTGCGGGGACGTGGAAGGCGGCGCGCGTCCACGCTGACGACATCACCGAGGCCGACGCGCGTGCGGCCCTGCAGCAGCTAGACCCGCTGTGGGAAGAACTCTTCCCCGCCGAGCAGGCTCGCATCGTGGCGCTGCTGGTCGAACGGGTGGACATCGGCACGGAGGGGCTCAACGTCCGGCTCCGTATGGATGGGCTCGGCGGCCTCGCGCGCGAGATGCTGGCCGGAGACATGGGAGCGGCCGCATGACCCGCGGCAGGCCGGTTCCTGAGACCGTGACGCTCCAAGTCCCGTTCCGCCTTGTGAAGCGCGGCGGGCGCAAGGAGATGCACCTGCCCGATAGCGTCCAGCCAGACCGCAAGGCGGACAACACGCTGGTCAAGGCGCTGGCCCGCGCCTTCCGCTGGAAGCGGATGCTCGACTCGGGTGAGTTCGATACCATCGCCGAACTGGCCGAGCGGGAGGGGATCGCGACGTCCTACATGACGCGCATCCTGCGCCTGACGCAGCTTGAGCCTGGCATCATTGAGACGGTTCTCGACGGACGGCAGGGCGATGCCGTTACGCTTGCGCGACTTATGGACCCGTTCCCGATCAGCTGGATCGAGCAGAAGAACACCTTCTCCGGCACCTGATCACCTCACTGCATAATCTCACGCCACTGCTGCTATTGCTTCATTGGGCCAAATTGGCCAAAAATGGTGGAGGCATAGGCGGGGAGTCGAATGCAGACCCTGAGCGCGAAAGACGCGAAGTACGGCTTCGGACGGTTGATTGATCTCGCCCGAGCCGAGCCGGTGGCGGTGGCCAAGCACGGGCGGACTGTCGTCGTCGTGTTGGCCGTCGAGGAATATGAAAGGCTGAAGGCGGTCGAGGCCGGCGCAGCCCCCAAAGCCCTCGGTGGCGCTCAGAGTGAAGAATGAACGATTCGTTGAACAATGGTCTGCAATTGAAATCTGCGATGTGGGACGCCGCGAATACTCTTCGCGGCTCCGCTGTCGATCGGACGGATTGGAAGGGT